ACCACGTATGGGCGGATTGTGAAAGCTGACGCCGAAAACCACTATGTCACTGGGATTGTGTACGAGCCTATGACTGAGGACAGCCACGGCAACTTTATGACCGAGGCTGAAATCACCAAGGCGGCCTACTACTTCGCAAAGAACGGCAGCAAGGTTGACTTGCAGCACAGCTTTGAGCCCATGGACGGCGCAACCGTTGTGGAGAGCTGGATTGCAAAAGCGGATTTCGACATTGGCGGAGAGACAATCAAAAAGGGCACGTGGCTGATGACCGTAGAGGTGGCTGACGAAAGCGTATGGGAGGGCATCGAAAAAGGTGAAATCACTGGCTTTAGTATGGGCGGCCTCGGAAATTACAGTGAGGAGGACGTTGAATTGGATAAAGTAAGCAAGCAGGAGGCGACTACCGAGAGGAAAGGCCTGCTTCAAAAGCTCGCAAATTCTCTTGGTTTTGAGCTAATCGAAAAAGGGGCCATGGCAGACCAGTACGCCATGCGCAGCAAATGCTCCCAGTTTTGGGATTGCCTCAACACGTTTGATGCAATCGTACACCATTACAATCCCATGACCGATAGGTATGAGTTTGAAAAGGACGAGTCCAAAGTCAGAGAGGCCCTGGAAGAGTTCAATGCCATCATGACAGAGATTCTGACCAGCGGCCAGAATCTTGCTGAGCCGCTGGCCAAATCCATGCCTGTTGAAAAGGCAGGCCGGAAGATGAGCGGCAAAAACTTTGAAGCCCTAAAGGGGATTTATGAAAGCCTGGGGACCTTTATCAATGCTTTTGAAGACAAGGCAGACGAGGCTCCCCCTGCAGACGAGCAGGAAGACGAGCAGCAGCAAGACCCTGAAAATCAGCCTGATGAAAAGGAGGATGAAGAAGTGAAGAAGTCCGAAGTGGAAACCGTCGTGGAAAAGGCGGTCAGCGCCGCCGTGTCTAAGGCACTGGGCGACGAGACCTCCAAAAAGGAAGACGATAAGCTGGAGAAAGCCGAAGAGGTAACGCCCGAGCTTATCGAGCAGCTTGTGGAGAAGGCCGTGGCCAAGGCCATGGAGCCCAAGGAAGACCCTATCAGCCTGGAGCAGGTCCAGGAGATGATTACGAAAGCAGTTAATTCCGCCGTGGAGCCGGTCCTGAAAAGCAAGGGCCTCCCCACCGCCATGGAAACTGTGGAAAAGGGCGAAGAGAAGCAGCACTATCTGCACGGCATCCTGTAATGGAAAAGGAGGAATATACATGAATAACCAGAAGATTATTACCCGGGCTGCAATCGACACCGGCAGCCTGACCTCTGGCCTGCTCAACCCCGAGCAGAGCCGGAGATTCTTGCAGCAGACCTTTGAGGCCACCAACCTGGGGCCCTTGGTGCGGCACGAGATGCGCACAGCGAAAAGCGGCGAAATCGACAAAATCGGTATTGACCGCCGAATCCTGCGGAAGAAGACCGAAGGCACCGATGACAACTACCGCGCCAATGTGAAGACCAGCGCCATCGAGTACCACACCACAGCGGTGCGGCTGCCCTGGGAAATCACCGAGGAAACCCTGCGGGAGAACATCGAAGGCCAGGGCCTGGAGGGTACCATCACCAACTTGATGACCACCCAGATGGGCATTGACAGCGAAGACCTGTACCTGAACGGCGACGAGGAAATCGACGCCGCGAACCCCGACTTTGATTTCCTGAAAATCAATGACGGCTGGATTAAGCAGATTAGCAACGGCGGCCACGTGTATGATGCGGCCGAGGGCGAAATGAGCCTTGACCTGTTCTACAACACCTTGGCCCAGCTTCCCAACAAGTACAACAACGGCCGGCTCCGCTGGCTGATGTCTCCCCACCGCGCCCAGGAGTGGGAGCTTTTCCTGATGAACAAGGTTATTGGCGCCGGCGGCGCAGTACCCGACAGTGTGTATAACTCTCCCGCCAGCATCCCCACCGTGCAGTGCCCGTCCCTGGATGACAAGACCATCCTGCTGACCGACCCGCAAAACCTGATTGTGGTCAACACCTACTCGGTGCAGATTCGCAAGACCACCGAGGGCAAAGAGGCCATCATGCAGGACAAGCGGTTCTACGTCATCCACTTCGACTTTGACCCCATCATCGAGGAGCTGGACGCCACCGCCATCATCAAGAACCTTAAGTAAGTGAGGAGCGGGCAATGTACCATCTAAAGCTCGTTAAAGGCCTCTCGTACTTTGGGGTTGTGGCAGCCACCAGGAAGAATCCTGATGTGTATGTTAAGGACAAGGCGACGGCTGACCGGGCCCTTGCAACTGGCTATTTTAGGCTGGTTGATGGCAAGGAGAAAACGCCTGAACCCATCCCCGAGGAGAAAACCTACACCAAGGAAGAGCTGGACGCCATGACAATTATCCAGCTGAGAGAAGCAGCCGCCAAGGCAGGGATAAAGGATACCAAGGCGCTCAAGAGAGCTGACCTCACCAACAACATCCTGTGGGCGCAGGGGGATTATTCCACCGGCAGCCCCACCATGATTGACCTACAAAAAGAAATCTAAGGAGGGAACAACATGAAAGTTTCGCTGTTTGACAAGGGCGTGTGCGGGCTGGACCAGACCTTCTACCTCGGCACCGTGGACAAGAACACCGATGCCGTAGAGGGCACCCAGCTCAAGGTTACTCTGCCCGCTCATTTCCGCATCATCGGCTTTGGCATCGATGTAAAGACCGCATTCGCCAGCGCCACCCTCACTTTGAGTGGTGACCAGGAGGAGCCTGTAAAGTACCTGGACGGCGTGGCCCTGAACGCCGTGGGCTTTACAGATAAGGACGGCGGGTATGCCGAAGTTGGCGAGAAGGACGTTGTGCTCACTGCCAAGCTGAGCGCCGAGGAATCCGGCGAGGGCAGCGCTGACCTGTACGCCAAGGTCGTTAGGCTGGAAGTGTAAGGGGGCCTCACAATGGCGGATAGACCATGGGTAACGCCGAAGGAAGTAAAGGAATACTCGGAGATTCCGGCCGTGAAGAAGCGCACCGCCGCACGGCTAAAGGTGGATATTGCTCGAGCGGAGCAGTACATCATCACCTATACCAACAACGACTTTTCCGAGTACAAGGAGATTCCAGAGGCAGTGAAGACCGCCGTCCTCATATTAGCGGAGGCCTACGCTCACAACGCCTATGTCGCCGCCAGGGACGTGAAGTCAGAAACTTTCGACGATTACAGCTATACGTCCGAGACAAGCCAAATCAGCATAGACGGGCTAGACCTCGCAGCGCTCCTGGACGGATTCGTCAAGGTAAAACCGAGCAAGGGAGTCACGCTGCGGATGCGAAAACTATAGCGGAAGGAGGAAACACCGTGAGCCTGGAGGCGCTACTGAATCACACCTGTGATATATACCACATCATAGCGGGAGAAAGCAGCCCCGGCTTCGGCCTCCCCTCTTCCCCATCGTTTTCCTACCCCGACGAACCAGACATAGCAGGGCAAATCTGCCATTTCGGCGTCAGGTCAGCCAGCATCAGCATTAACCAAAACGAGCCGGTCAACATCATGGATTCGCGTATAAAGCTCACCTTGCCACTCGGAACGGATGTGAGACTGAACGACAAAATCGTGGATTGTGACACCGGCTTGGAGTACACAGCGGAGAAGCCCATCAATGTGCGGGACCACCACCTGTTCGTGTACGTCAAGAAGATAGACGAAGAGAGGTACCTGTAATGGCCGTGGTAAACTTCGACATGAGCCAGTTCCGGGAGTTCTTCCAGCGGATGGACAAGGCCGCCAAGGGAGACCTCCGGGAAGAGCTGGAGACCTACCTTGAGGCCGTGGGCTTCGACTTTTTGCGAGTGGTGCAGGATGAGATAGTCCGCCGCAAGGTGGTGGATACCAGATTGCTGCTCTCCAGCTTTGAGCGAGGGGGCAGCGGAAACGTTTGGCAGCTGGAAGACAATGGACTTACCTTGGAAGTAGGTACTAATGTGAAGTATGCCAAGTTTGTAGAGGACGGCCACTGGACCAACCCCAAAGGGGTGGCTGTGCGGTTTGTCCCAGGCATCTGGAAAGGCGACCGATTCATCTACAAACCAGGCGCAAAAACGGGAATGGTACTCAAGCAAAAGTGGGTTGAAGGCCGCCACTACTTTGAAAGTGCTCTACGCATCTACAGGAAAACATTCCAAAAGAGCATGGATGTGAAGATGCAGCAATGGCTCGACACCTATTTTGCCATGTAAGGAGGGAATTCTGATGCTGGAGCAGGACATGGCAAGCA